ACTACGTTGTCTCGGGTTTGACGCAGTTTATTTTCTAAACTAGCAATCCAAATATCCTGGTGGAAATGATTACGGAATACATCTGTGCCCCAATATTGTAATACCCAGCGTGGGGTCAAATCTGGCATGTCCAAACGATTGGCCCACCAAGTGTCTATCTGTTCACGCCATTCTCTTGCGGCTTTGGTGCGTCCTTCTAGCAGTTCACGATCCCAACCAAACACTGCGCTGACGGCATCTTTGAGGGTTGCGGCAAAACTGTCGCGCCTGAACTCGTGCCAATTCACCAAATAGTCTGCGGCAGTGTCTTTGCCAGCACCAATTAAACCACAAATTCCAATAATCATGAAAAAGGACTCCTAAGAGTCCTTATTATACATTAACCTGTGACCCATGTCAACGGTTGCGATCCATCAATATACCGTTTCAATTCATCCTCAAGTTGAGCCATTTCTGCGGTTGCTTCTTGTAATAGTGCGGCACCATTAAGTGTAGTTCCACCTTGTGGGCCTGCAATACTGGCAAACTTACCACGTGCCTGTCCCAAAATAGATTTTGTAAATGCCAAAGCATACTCTTGCAACCAAGGATAAACCTGAGGATCACTCAGTAGCATACTGTCTGGTTTGTAGTTGTTAACCCAAAGCAGTACACTTTCTAGTGCATTACCATCGTAGAATGGTTCTGGTATAAAAAAAGTTGTTGAAGCCAAGTCAGTACCTGTCACTGAAGTGGCGCCTAGTGTTTGATTTGCCAGCACTGTAATAACTGTTCTATCGTCGTTTACACTTGCTACACGATACTGACTGCTATACCCCTGTACTGGACAACTCTGTATATAAACACTGTCGCCTACCTGCAGATTTGTTTGAAAACTAGTAGCACTGGTAGGCAGTGTAATTGTAATCACTGCACCAACGGATGTACTAGCAGCCGTTAGTGCAGTTGGTTTAACATCAGTACCACCATCGTAGGGAATCTTACGAACTAGAGTTAATTTCTTAGTTACACGGTTCCAGTTAAAGTTAATATAACCACCAAACATGGTCATGGCTAATTCTTGGTAAGCAGTAAACAGTTCGTAGTTGGTCAAACCACCCACACGTCCTGCTACCAGCATGTAGGTGTTTAAATAACCTGAAGCAAATGGCTCGAACTGACTAGCGGTTGTTCCAGTTGTACTACCAATTCCTCTACGAAAGATTTGGCGCACTTCCATAATGTTGTTGGGTAAGATGTATTCTTGTACATTGGGAATTAGATCCAAAAATACATAACTTTCTTCTGTGCTATTTTGAGCACGTTGACGATACTTGGTCAGGGCCTGTTTGATAGCCAAATCATAGTGTTCTTTATCTAACTCAACGTCAACGATTTGATCGCCTAAACGCAAACGAATGTAGTCAATCATTTCGTTACGTAGTTGATTGAGTGTTTGTATTTGTTCGTTAGCGGCAATGGCACTTTCCTGGCTGATAAATCCAGCCATGCCAAGATTTTGCGTCCTTACACTGCCGTCAGTCTGTAAGTCGGGAACAATTACTGTATTGTCTGTAGCCATAAAAAAGTCCTGTTAACCTTATTTAGCCAACAGGACGGTGATTTTAGGCAACTTTTAGTAATAGCACATCTGCGCTGATTCTACCGTTGAGTTTGGTTTCAGTTGCTCTAATATCTTCAAGAAATTTACGTAACTGCACCTTGCCTGCTTTAGCAAACTCTTTAAGTTTTTCCTCTGGCTTGCGTAGTGTCTTGCACACACTCTTATCAACATCAAAGCCTTCAATGCTTGTGCCTTTTACACCTAACTGTTTGTAGGGTGCTGAAATGTATTTGCCCAGTTTGCGTGTCTTGGTATTGTAGACCCACAACTCAGAGGCACCAATAATTTCTGCAGGATTGGCGCTGACTAATTTTAGTGTTTTATCTTCCTTGCAGTATTTGAGTTTACTGATCTGCTTTTCTTTGCTGGGTGCTTTCTTAACTCTTAATTTCTTAGTAGCCTTTTTAACACCACGATACTGCTCAACTGCTTCCAACAATGCATCGATCCAGGCAATCAGTCGCTTGTAGTCCTGTGCTTTGTAATGCTTATAACCTTCAACTAATTGCGGATCTGCTTTTTTCTGTGCCAGTTCCAGTTCTTCTCGGCGTGCTTGAAATAGTGCTTCGTACTTTCCAAGTTGGCTTTGCACTACATTATTACCGCTCAAAAAGTCATAAGGTTTAAACTCAGTTTTACCCTCAGTAACCAATTCATCGTAATGGCCTTCTATCTCGCCAATCAGTTCGCTGGTTTTTTCCTGTAGTCTGTCTTGAATCGTGGGCTTGTAGGCTTCTGTGACTTGTTCCGTTTTTTGTTCTTCGGGTTCGTCTTCTGTAACAGCCTCCAAAACACGGGTCAGTTCTGTGTCCAAAAACTCTAAATGGCGTTCACGGAACGGCATGCCCTGACGATGAGCCATAACCAAACTACAGGCAGTCATGCTCAGCAACCTATCACTGCTACGCTCGAACTTCTTAACTTCTTCCTTGGTAAACTCGCCGCCTGAACGCATCCACTCAACCACATACTTTTTCAAATCTTTTTGACTATAGTGATAATTGTAGTAATTCATGCTCTTGCGTAGCAAATGGTCAAATTCTTCCTGTGGCAGTTCACGGGCCTGTTCCGTGTCCCAAACTGGACCATCTGTGGGTTTACTGTGAAACGATACTGTACGTGGTTTCTTTGCTTTTACTTTGACGCCTGCTACTGTAGCCATTTTTGATCCTTCTTGGAAAACTGTATTATAACAGATTTATCATTATTGTGCAAGTAGTACTAAAGTACTACATTACTTTTGGACTATTTACAATTCATATCGCCATAAATATAAGAATACTGGATTCTGACTTATGCCAAGATTAAGCATGTGGCGTGAAAACCACACCAACGATTATAGATTTTTTGATAAACGTATATCCGAAGAGTTTACTATCGGTGGTACAGGCGTATACTTACACAAATATATTGGTACAAATCCGCAGGCAAATGCCTATGCCCTAACTTCTGAAGTCAGTGCCAACAGTACAGTTTTAACGTTTGCTAATACCAGTACATTTGAACCAGGACAAACAGTACAAGGTATTGGTATTGCAGCCAATACCACTATTACAATAGCAAACAGCACTGCCAATACTATTACAATAAGCAGTAACACTACCAGTACAATCAGTAATGGTGCTCCTATTAGCATCTATTGGAAAGAATGGGACGAACCTATTTACAGTAATCAAAGCGAACAGAACATACAAGACTTGTTGTTTCTGGAGAACAGAGACAGAAAGTACGATGCCAACGTATATTCCATGCGTGGCATCTACACTGTCACCGACAATGATTTCAACTTAGAACAATTTGGCTTGTTCTTAAATGCAGACACTGTGTACATGACATTCCACTTAAATGACATGATAGCAATGTTGGGTCGTAAAATCATGTCAGGTGATGTTATTGAACTGCCGCACAAAAAAGATTACTATCCGTTAGATGCTACAATTCCTGCAGTGCTAAAAAGATTTTATGTAGTGCAGGACTGTACATTTAGTTCAGAAGGATTCAGTCAAACTTGGTGGCCACACTTATGGCGCATTAAAATGACACCTCTAGTAGATGCACAAGAGTATAAAGATATTCTTAATAATATTCAAGCCAGTGAAAATACTACAGATACAATTGGTCAAGTTTCTAGCAACTATAATAAGTTGGTAGAAATCAATGATGCTATCATTAATCAAGCTGAGCAGGATGTAGACAAGAGTGGTAACAACATGGACGAACTTTATATTGTCCCACTTACTCCAACAGGCGCTCCAGGCGATCCTACTGGTCTTGGTGCAGATAACTCAAACACTTACGCAGGAAGTACTAGAACATTAGCAACAACAAGTCCAACTACTCCCAATGTTGCTATTCCTGCTTACTTAGGCGGTGATGGAACTGCTCCAAACGGATTTACTGTAACTGCTGGTACTTCTTTCCCCGGAAGTCCAACAATCGGGCAATATGTATTAAGGACAGATTACGTGCCGAATAGATTATTCCGTTACGATGGTGCTAGATGGATCAAAGTTGAAGACAATGTTCGCGCTAACTTGACTCCAGGTCCGAACAATAAGACACTACGCAGTATCTTTGTTAACGATACCACAACTTACACCAATCAAGAAGGCGAAACACTACCAACACGCCAAAGCCTTAGCAAGGCGCTTACACCAAAGGCAGATAACTAATGGCTTTACAACAGTTTTTCTACGATAAACAAATACGCAGGTACATTACGCAGTTTATTCGTATGGTGTCAAACTTTCAGGTTGAGTTTGGCATGGATCGTAATAGTAATACCACACTTCAACGTGTTCCTGTAATATATGGAGACAGCAGTAGACAGGCATCCGCCATTTTAAAACAAAACAGTGAAAATTATTTGAACAGCACTCCTGCTATGGCAGTTTATATTGCAAGCATGGATTATGATCGCTCAAGAATTATGAATCCAACTTACGTAGATAAAATGCATCTACGTGAACGTTATTATGACGCTCAAACAGGTGCTTTAGCCACAACACAGGGCGATACGTTCACCGTTGAAAGACTAATGCCTGTTCCATATAAACTAACTTTAAAATTAGATATTTGGACCAGCAACACAGAACAAAAATTACAAATTCTAGAGCAAATTTGTACACTATTCAATCCAGCTTTAGAAATACAAAGTACAGACAACTACGTCGACTGGACCAGTATTACTTACGTACTTTTGAGTCAAGTTAACTGGAGCAGTCGTACTGTACCTGTTGGCACAGATACTAACATAGACATTGCCACGCTAACTTTTGAGTTACCAATTTACATTAGCGCTCCTGCACTAGTTAAAACACTTGGTGTGGTACAAAAAATTATTGCCAGCATTTATGATGCAGACGGAAACATAGACACCGCAATATACGACGAAGCAAATCTACTTAGTAGACAATACCTCACACCTCTTGATTATGGTGTAATTTTACTAAACGATGAGTTACGTTTAGTAAAATACAATGATCCAGTCGACGACAAATTTGGACAACAATACATTAAAGAACTTGCTGCTAATGTTAGTGCAAATGCTAATATTGTGTTAACAGATGCAGATGGTATTACCAGTGACATGTTAATTACTGGGTTAAGCCAACGCGGTACAGGCACTATAACTGCTAATACTGAAAGTACCACTATAACCGGTGTGAGCACTACATTTTCATCAGATATACGTGCTGGATTTACAATAGTCAGTCAAGACAATATATCTTTAGGCACAGTATCTAATGTTGTTAGCAACACTGAAATTACTTTATCCGCCAACGCAAATGCTAATGTATCAGCAAACGCCTACAATTTTATCAACAATGTTACAACCCCAAATACTACAGTAGTAAGTGTAAATGGTATTACAGTATTAGCAAATGATTTAATTACTGGTAACATAGGTGATAAGATTGTATTCAGCGAACGCATATATGAATATGGCGTAAATGAGCCATGGCGCAGTTTAATAAATGTTTATGGTAACTTAGTTAATGGTACTAGTCAAGTTCGTTTAGAATTAGCAGACGGCACAACAGAAGTTGTAGGTACAGTGGCTTACAACCCTGCCGATGACACTAGTTTGTTATATACTGTAGATGTAGACACAATACCAGCCAATACACTTTCACCTATCAACGCAATTATTGATCCTCAAAGTTCTAGACCTAATAAAGATTTGCAAAACTTAGTAAATGGTACAAGATATCTTTTAGTAAATGATTACACTAGTCCTGCTAATGTTGCTAACGTAGCGACTTATAACTGGGTTGGTGCAGACAATACTAGATTAGTTGCTAGTGCCAATGATATTATTCAGTATAACGGACAACATTGGGTAGTAATATTTGACGCCAGTGATAGTCCTGATACATACTATGCAACTAATATGACTACAGGCATTCAGTATGTATGGAATGGTAATACATGGGCCAAGAGTTACGAAGGTTTCTATGAGGCAGGTAAATGGCAACTGGTAATATAAATTCAAGTTGTGGTGCAATGATCTACTGCACCGCTACAAAACGTTATCTATTTTTACTACGCAACGACGGCAAGTTTCCCGACACATGGGGTTTAGTTGGTGGCAAAATAGAACGCGGTGAAAGTATACTTGCGGGTTTGCACAGAGAAATTAGTGAAGAATTGGGCGGTAGGATTGATGGCGCCAAAGTTATTCCTATTGAACAGTTTGTCAGCGACAACAAAAAATTTGTCTACCACACGTTCTTAATTAAAGTAGAAGAAGAGTTTGTACCAGACTTAAACCGAGAGCACAAAGGATTTTGTTGGGTACCTTTGGAGTTCTTTCCAAAGCCATTGCACCCGGGTGTGTTTAGAACTATTAGATTAGAAAAAAGTCGAAATAAATTAAAAACGCAGGAAAAACTTAAAATTTAAAATCTTCCAACTGCAACTTCAATTTCACCAGGACCTTCCGTATCCTTGCCAGTAATTGCTTTTCCAATAACGGCGCCGCCAATATATTGGTCAGTAGATTGAGCGTGGCCAGGCTGATCACTTGTGATCATTAAGTCACCTGGTTTAACAACACCAACGGCTTTACAAGGACAACGTCCAGTTAATGCAATATAAGGGTGTGTTTGATTTCTTGTTGCTATCTCACCCACATAAGCATTCATTTTGTGACTAGGTTGTGTACTGACAACTCCAAGTACTCTTGTGTCTGCTGTTTGAGTAGATTTAGTAATTTCTTTAGCACCTCCAAGCACAACCACATCACCAGGTTCTAAGTCTATATCTGTAGCGTAACGTTCGGCCAAGTCAGCGTATCTGGCATTAGGTTCAAATCCGCCGGCTGTAGTTCCGTCATGAATCCTAATACTATCGTTAGTAGTATCTACTGAAAGTTCGCCAGAGGCACCTGTGAACGCATCATTTTGTGCTTCAGTTCCTCGTCTAAATTGTACTTGTGTTGGCATTTAATAAACTCCGTAAATATTTATCGTTTTTTATGTTAGAACTCCGAGATCTACCGTTTCTAAAGAACCATGCGGATCGTTCATGTCATAGTTGGGAATAATTGGGATTTGAAAAGCGTCGATAGTTGCACTTTCTCCTACATATGTTTCTCCTGAGCCATAATCACTGTCGCCAGCAGATCCCGGGAACGTTGTTAAGGAACTGTTAAAGTAGCCGCTGGCGCCGCCACCAGAACTGTATGGATCACCGTTAGCCCAGAAAACGCCATCCCCAGCAATAATGTAACTGTTGGCGTTGACATTGCCGTTAAGGGTCAGATTTCCATTAGTTTTTTCAAACGTAAATCGTGTGGTGGCGTTGTCTGTGATAATGAAACTTGTTGCCGTTGACTCAAGTTCCATCTCCATGGTGTTGTTAACACCATCGTAGAAAAACTTTACATCATCTGAGGAGCCAAAACGTAAATGCTCCGTACCTGATGTTCCGTCGCCAAAGTCAATAGCAGTTGGTAAAATTGTCCCACCAGATAGTGTACTATAGAAAAGATAATTGGTGCTTGGGTTGTAGTAAAGTCCTGCATCAATACCCAATGATGCATTGCCTGTCGCAGCACCACTCAGTGAAAATGGAATATAGTAATTTGCTGATGTACCGGTTAGTGTTGTTACAACTGTAGTTGCCGCAGCGGCTGTACCAGTCAAGTTACCAGTTACGTCACCTGTTAGTGTACCGGTTAATGTTGCACCTGAGTTACCGATCTGTGCGGCTTCAACAGTTGTACCAGTCAGTGTTCCACTTAGTGTAAGTCCAGTTAATGTGCCTAAACTTGTGACATTGGTTTGTGCGGCTGTACTTAGTGTACCAGTTAGTGTTGCTCCACTATTGCCAATTGTAGCGGCGTTTATTGTAGTACCAGTTAGTGTTCCTGATAAGGTTAAACCTGTTAAAGTTCCAAGACTGGTAACATTGGTCTGCGCTGCTGTACTCAACGTACCTGTGAGGGTTGCTCCACTATTACCGATTGTAGCAGCACTTACTGTAGCACCAACAATAGTAGCACCTGTGTTGCCAATTGTAGCAGCGTTGATAGTTGTGCCTGTTAGTGTACCACTTAAGGTCAATCCGGTTAGTGTACCGACTGAGGTGATATTAGTTTGAGCAGCAGTGTCAAGTGTACCTGTTAAAGTTGCACCACTGTTACCGATCTGTGCGGCTTCAACAGTTGTTCCAGTAAATGTTCCTGTAGCACTCAATGTAGTAAATGCACCTGTGCTAGGTGTAGTATTACCAATTACAATATCGTTAATAGCGCCATCAGTTTTTATTTTCCATGCTGAACCAGTGTATATCCAAGTTTTACCACCGAAGGAATACTCGTCATTAGTGCTGGGACTATTTGGAAAGTTTAATGCCATATCTTACTCTTTATCATATTTATTTTGTATTCTACTGTCGATTATCCACCAGCAACAGTGGAAGTCTCCCATAAACAAGTTTCTTCATTTAAGATTGCAGAATCATTGGGTTTAGGTGGAATAAAAGCGTCCCTGTCAGAATCGTATGTATAACCAACACTAGCATAATTTTTTCTAAAAGGTGCCCGACCTCTAGAGTGCTTACCTGCTCTTGTGTTGTATGAAGTCTGTACGAATGTCGCAGGATCACCAAATGTGCCATTATCAATTTTGGGCTTATCAGCAACAATAACCTTAGTTACAATATTGTTTTCGTCTATCTGAGCAAAATTAGCCATTTATATCTCCGTTACACCGCATATCTAATCACAACAATGCCCGATCCGCCATTGCCGCCTGATGAAGCACTACTCGTTGAGCCACCAGCGCCGCCACCGCCACCTGTATTAACAGTAGCGTTTGAACCATTTCCTGGCGCTTCGGCGCCTGCACCTCCACCGCCAGTTCCGCCGGCACCTCCGCTATCACCAGATGCGGGGGATCCGCCGCCACCACCGCCAAAGTATCCTGATTCGCCAAATCGTATAAAATACGCACTGGCATCTAATCCTATACCGCCGTCACCCGCAGTCCCACTAACACCATTTCCACCTGCTGCGCCTGCACCTCCGCCACCACCAGTAGAAGTGCCAGGGCCGCCTTCAGCGTCACCTCCATCATTACCTTGAGAGGAATTTGCAGTAGTTGCGCCAACTCGTCTTCCTGCATCAACACCAGTACCAGCACCGCCGCCACTGCCACCACTACTTGGGGAGACGGTAAAACAACCACCACCACCGCCGCCCAGTGCTGTATAACCGAATGCAGTTGTATTGCCTCCAATACTACCAGCAGTGTCTAAACCTGTTGCTCCACTGCCGCCCGCGCCAACTGTAATTGAATAACTAGTTGCTGACAATGTTTGGGCTGTGAGTAATATTACACCGCCAGCACCTCCGCCACCGCCAGATCCATTAGTGGCTGCGCCGCCAGCACCTCCGCCACCGCCGGCGACAATAAGAATATCAGCAGTTGCACTGGCTGGCCAGTAGGTAACTGCAAGATTTCCAGATGTAGTGAAAGCGTGATACTTATAGCCGTCGACTTCTGTCACAGTGCCGCCAGTGGCTTCTGGCACAGCAAGAGCTTTTATGGTAACCCATTCGCCATCATAATAGGTTTCTAAGACGTCCAACGTTGAGTTAACTCTAATAGAGCCGTTACCTGGTTCAGCAGTTACATTTCTTTGCAGAGTGTTGCCTGTGGGCAGACCAAACCATCCAGAACTAGTAGCATTAGCATCGTAGGAGGTACCTCCACCGCCCGAACTATATGGATCTCCGTTACTATAAAAAACACCGTCTCCTGCAATAATAAAACTATTGGCAGTTACGTTTGCTGTAACATCCACAGTTGTAGCGTTAACTTCTGGACTTGTATTTGCTCTAATTGATGATAGTGTTGTTGCCATATTATGTTCCTATTAGAATCCATCCATTGGTTGTATCATAGTAAACAACTTCAACAGATGCTCTATCGATGTCAATAGTTAGATTTGCAGCAGTGCCGTTTATATTATTAGTGTTTCTGTCAACAGTGATATTATTTGTTGCAGCATTACCAGAGCCGTCTACAATCTTGACTGTATCACCCAATGATGGACTAGCAGGTAAAGTAATTGTAATTGCGCTGCTTGCTGTATTTACAATTAACCAATCGCCACTAACTGCTGTGTAGTTGCCTGTCTTTTCTAACCAGTAACTGCTCTGTCCGAATGATAATTCTGCTTGCATTTCAGCCCACTGGCTGCTATCCCCGTCACTGAAGTAAATGTACTGTATAGCACTGTCACTATCAATCCAAATATCGCCTTGACTTGGTGAACTTGGTGCAGTATTGCTAACTGTTGTGGTTCCGCCGCCGCCGCCAGGACTAAATGGACTACCGTTTGCATAGTAGTAGTTGTCTGTCAGTATGCCGCCTACTGTGGCGTTACCTGTAACTCCCAATGTTGTGCCTACTGTGGCACTGGTATTTACTGTTAACCCGTTGACTGTGGCGTTACCGCTTGTACCTACTGTAGTTCCAAGTAGGGCACCGCTCAATGTTAGTCCAGTTAATGTTCCAACTGAGGTAATATTTGTTTGGGCGGCAGTATCTAGTGTACCGGTTAATGTGGCTCCTGAGTTTCCTATTTGTGCTGCTTCAACAGTTGTACCTGTTAGTGTACCACTTAGTGTCAATCCAGTTAATGTTCCAACTGAGGTAATATTTGTTTGTGCTGCTGTTTGTATTGTACCTGTAAGTGTTGCACCTGAGTTACCAATTGCAGCAGCATTTATAGTTGTACCAGTTAGTGTACCACTCAGTGTTAATCCAGTTAATGTGCCTACTGAGGTAATATTAGTTTGAGCAGCAGTCTGTATCGTACCTGTAAGTGTTGCACCCGAGTTACCAATTGCAGCAGCATTTATGGTTGTACCAGTTAGTGTACCACTTAAGGTCAATCCAGTTAATGTGCCTACTGAGGTAATATTAGTTTGAGCAGCAGTCTGTAGTGTACCAGTAATGCTCGGTGCAGTAATAGCAGCAAAATATCCATTATTCCAGTAGTTGCTGGTACCACCAAGGTCTAATGAAGCATTTGCAGCAGGTGTGATTCCTACGTTGGGTTGCCAACTAGTTGTACTGTGGTCGTAAGTGAATGTAGCAATGCCTACGTTGCTGACATTACCTGCAATTATACCAGCGCCATCAATACCCAAACTTGTAGTTTGGTTGTTAGCAACCATGATGTCTTTGTCATTGGTTGTAATTGTTTCGCTGTCTATATAAGTTACATTACCAGTAACACGCAGATTACCTTCAATTACCACGTTGCCTGTACTTCCAGCATCTGCAGGCTCAATAGTAATTGTATGGTGAGTACTTGTAATTGCATTACTACCAATTGTAATTTCGGCTGTAGTAAGACTGGAACCTACACTAGTAATGTTTGCTTGTGCAGATTGTGTTACATATTCAGCAAGAGTTGCCGAGTCAGCAGAAGTAGCACTGGCTGCACTACCTGCACTATCAGCATAAGTGGCATTAGCCACTGTGCCTGTTACGTTTGCACCTGTTAAGCTGGTTAACTGACTTCCATTACCAATAAACGCAGCGCCTGCATTTCCGATAGTCGCTGCTTGTACCGTAGTTCCATTTAACGTGCCTGACAGAGTCAATCCAGTGAGTGTACCCAGCGAAGTAATATTTGTTTGTGCTGCTGTCTGCAGTGTACCAGTTAGAGTTGCACCCGAATTGCCGATTGCGGCTGCGTTTATTGTGGTACCTGTCAATGTGCCGCTAAGTGTTAATCCAGTTAGTGTACCAACACTAGTTATATTTGTTTGTGCTGCTGTCTGCAGTGTACCAGTTAGAGTTGCACCCGAATTGCCGATTGCGGCTGCGTTTATTGTGGTACCTGTCAATGTGCCGCTAAGTGTCAACCCAGTTAATGTGCCTAGTGAAGTAATATTAGTTTGTGCAGCAGTACTTAATGTACCTGCTAGTCCAGTAGCACTAACATTACCTGCACTGACATTACCTGTAACGGTTAAACTGGTTAATGTGCCAACTGATGTAATGTTACTCTGTGTAGCGTTAGTTACAAATTCAGCAGTGTCTGCGCTTGTTGCAGTTCCTGCGCTACCTGCACTATCAGCATAAGTTGCATTGGCTACTGTACCTGTAACGTTTGCTCCTGTTAAACTGGTTAACTGACTTCCATTACCAATAATTGTAGCGCCTGAGTTACCAATAGTAGCCGCATTTACAGTTGTACCTGTTAGTGTACCACTTAGTGTTAGTCCAGTTAATGTACCGACTGATGTGATATTTGTCTGAGCTGCAGTATCTAACGTGCCTGTTAAAGTTGCTCCACTATTACCTATCTGTGCTGCTTCTACTGTTGTGCCTGTTAGTGTACCAGTAAGTGATAATGTTCCTGTTTCAATTCCTGTAGTTGTAACAGTAGCAACATCGTTGGTTCCACCGATTCCAAATGTTACATTGCCATCTTCGGCAACAACAACGTTGCTTGTTCCACTTGCAATAGAGGATCCTGCTTCAACAGTGATACCTTGAATAAATCTACCATTTCCAAGTAAGTAGTTGCCAGAACTAACATTTCCAGTTGCATCAACTATGCCTGCAGTAGTAAGGTTAGCACCTGATATGTTACCCGATGCTGTTACTGTAACGGTTGTTACGTCTCCTGCAGTTGTTAAGTTGCCGCCAGCAACATTACCTGTAACAGTCAAACTGTCAAGAGTTCCAACACTGGTTATGTTTGGTTGAGCTGCAGTATCTAAAGTACCTGTTAAAGTTGCTCCGCTGTTACCAATCTGTGCTGCTTCTACCGTTGTGCCTGTTAGTGTACCACTCAGTGTTAGCCCAGTTAATGTGCCTACTGAAGTAATATTTGTTTGTGAAGCAGTGTCAAGCGTACCAGTTAACGTGGCTCCTGAATTACCAATCTGTGCGGCTTCAACTGTAGTACCCGTTAATGTGCCACTTAGTGTTAGCCCAGTCAGTGTACCAAGACTTGTAATATTAGTTTGAGCAGCAGTGTCAAGTGTACCAGTTAGTGTTGCTCCTGAGTTACCTATTTGTGCTGCTTCAACAGTTGTACCTGTTAGTGTACCGCTTAATGTCAATCCGGTTAGTGTGCCAACCGATGTTATGTTTGTTTGTGCTGCGGTGTCTAGTGTACCTGTTAATGTAGCACCGCTATTACCAATCTGCGCTGCTTCTAACGTAGTTCCTGTTAGTGTGCCACTTAGGGTTAATCCGGTTAGTGTTCCGAGACTTGTTACATTTGGCTGACTAGCAGTACTTAAAGTTCCTGTTAAGGTTGCACCTGAGTTACCAATTGTGGCTGCACTTACACTGGCACCTGTAAAGGTAGTACCAACATTACCTATTTGACTGGCTTCGACAGTTGTTCCTGTCAATGTACCTGACAATGTAAGTCCTGTCAGTGTACCCAGTGAAGTAACATTAGGTTGACTTGCAGTGCTTAGTGTACCTGTCAGTGTTGTACCTGAATTACCAATTGTAGCAGCTTCAACTGTAGCACCAGTGATAGTTGCTCCTGCATTTCCAATCTGTGCTGCTTCAAGAGTAGTACCTGTTAGTGTACCTGATAATGTAAGTCCAGTTAGTGTTCCTAAGCTAGTAATATTAGGCTGGCTAGCAGTGCTTATTGTTCCAGTTAATATTGTACCTGTATTACCAATTTGTGCTGCTTCAAATGTAGTACCTGAAATTGTATTAGAAAAAGTTACAGTATTTTCTACAGTAAACTGGCCAACCACATATAGGTTACCGCTGACACTTGCGCCGCCATAAACTTGCAGTGCACCAGTTGCATTTCCTGTTGTCGGTGTAGTGTTAACAAATACAGCTTGTCCTGCTTTTAAACCGCCATAACTGTTGCCTGTAAATACGTTTGCACCCAGTGCACCATCATCGTAAAATTCAAAATTACGTTCATCGTGACTGAAAACAAACGCAGCACTCTTATCTGCACCTTCATAGTAGTGGAAACGCAGACCAATGTCTTTACCATCATCAAATGTCCAGGGTTCAGCAACGTTGGCTACGTTGGCAACGTGTAATTCGATTACGTTGTCGCTAATAACCAAGTTATTGGAACCGCTATAGTTTACGTTACCACTAACGTTCAAATCCCCTACAATAGTTGCACTACCGCTAATTACAGCGTTATTGCCTACACGCAGTTGTTTGGCAATGCCAACGCCACCCGATACTACCAGTGCACCTGTTACTGTGTCAGTGCTATCCGTAGTATCTGTAATAGTTGTAACACCAGCAACACCTAATGTAGTACCAATTGTGGCACTATTGTTTACTGTTAATCCATTTACTGTTGCATTAGCACTGGTATTAACAGTTGCACCGACGAGCGCGGCAGCAGCGTTACCAATT